TCTTCTCGGCCAAGCCTTTCAAGATTCGCCTGGACGCCTCACGCAGCCTGCGAACGCTGGTGCGCGATGTGATCGCTCAAGCCGAAGAGCGGCAGCGCAACACGCCGGGAATGTGCGGCCGTTGGGGATGTGGTGACGCGCTACAACGAGATCGTGGAAGAAGTCGAAACCGACCCTAGCCTGAAAATCGAGTTTCGCCAATGAGCGAGACACCGCCCGCGCCGCTGCCCGCTACGAGCCGACGCTGACCTGAACTGCCGCCATCAAACCCAGACGCGCCAGAATCGCCTCTGGCGCGTTTTTTTGCCCGCGACGCTACCATACCCATCCAAACAGGCAAAGGGGCCTAGGCAACGGCGGGCAACGGCCCGACGGGCCGGTCTTGGTAGTCCGGATTGCCCATCCCAGTCCAAGCGCCCCGGCTGAACGCTTTCGCGGTACCTCAATCGCTCCGCATGACCGACGATAACGGTCATGCGCAACCAGCCCACACGCCCAGTCTCTGATCACGGTGCCAGCCCGATACTGAGGCTTGCGCGCCATGCAGTTTCCATCCAGTTGCCGCCTGCCGACGCCGACGCTGCGTCCTCCACCCCGCCGGAGTGGGTGCATCTCATTCCGGCGGGCACCTTCTCTGGTCGCGACGGACGAGGGCCATACATGCTGGACGCTCAGGCGGTGCTGGATGCCTTCGCCGCCAACGGCGCAGACCTGCCCATCGACTACGACCACCAGAGCCTCACCGCCGAGGAAAAGGCGGGGCCAGTTCCCGCCGCCGGGTGGATCAAGGAACTGCAAGCCCGCGAGGACGGCATCTGGGGGCGGGTGGAATGGACGCCGCGCGCCGCCGAGCTGCTCGCCAACAAGGAATATCGCTACCTCTCGCCGGTCTTCCGCTACCAGGCCAAGACAGGCCGCGTGGTGGCGCTCACCGGCGCGGGGCTCACCCACAACCCCAACTTGTATCTACAAGCCGCAGCCTCACGAAAGGAGACTCACGCCGTGAATGACCTAATCGAACGCCTTTCCCGCCTACTCAACCTGCCGGTGACGGCCACACCAGACGATATTGTCGCCGCGATACAAAAGCTCGTCTCTCGACTGAAAACCGCCGAGGCCGCAGCAGCGCATGCAGCCGAGGAGCTGGCCGCTGCGCAGGCGCGCCAGCCCGATCCGGCCCAGTATGTGCCTATCGCCCTGCACAAACAGGTGGCCGACCAGCTCGCCGCCTTACAGGCCGAGATCGCCCGCCGCGAGGCCGAGGCCGCTGTGGAAGCCGCCATGAGCGCGCGCAAGGTCAGCCCCGGCATGAAGGAATGGGCGCTATCCTACGCCAGCCGCGACCTCGAAGGCTTCAAGGCCTTCGTCGCTGCCGCGCCGGAGATCGTGGCCGAAGGCGCGCATCGTCGCACCGAATCCGCGCACGGTGTGGTGCTTACCGATGAAGACCGACTCGCCGCGAAGATGCTCGGCATGACCGAGGAAGCCTTCGCCCAAGCCAAACAACTCGTCATCAAGGAGTAATAAGACATGGCAATTGTTACACCGGCCTTCATCACCAGCCTTCGAACCGGCTTTTCAAAAGCGTTCCAGGACGCGCTAGCTACCGCGCCGTCCGACTGGCAGAAGGTCGCTACACTCGTGCCGTCTTCTTCGGCGTCAAACACATACGGCTGGCTCAGTAAGTTCCCAACCCTGCGCGAGTGGGTTGGCGACCGTGTCGTGAAGAACATGGCCGCGCAAGCCTATCAGGTGCAAAACAAGCTCTACGAGAGCACGGTATCTGTCAAGCGCACCGACATCGAGGATGATAACGTCGGCATCTACACCCCGCTTTTTGCCGAGATGGGCCGCGCCGCAGCTACCCATCCGGATAGGCTTGTTTTCGAGCTGCTTAAGAACGCGCACACCATCAACTGCTATGACGGTCAATACTTTTTCGACGTCGACCACCCGGTCTATCCCAACGTGGATGGGACAGGCACCGCGACTCTCGTATCTAACATGCAGTCTGGCTCTGGAGCTGCCTGGTATCTGCTCGACACCAGCCGTGCGATCAAGCCCCTGATCTTCCAGGAGCGTACCAAACCAGAGCTTGAGGCGCTGACTTCCACCCAGGATGAGAGCGTATTCGTGCGCGACGAATACCGCTACGGCATCCGCTACCGCTGCAACGCTGGTCTTGGCTTCTGGCAGATGGCGTTCAGGTCCCAAGCAACTCTGGACGCAAACAACTTCAACGCCGCGATGGCCGCCATGATGAGTTTCAAGGCAGACGGCGGGATTCCCTTGAATATCAAACCGACCGTTCTGGTTGTGCCGCCTTCGCTGCGCGCTGCCGCCATTGAGATCGTCAAGAACGAACGGCTCGCCAACGGGGCCAGCAACCCCAACTTCGGCGTGGTCGATCTGATCGTCTCGCCGTGGCTGGCGTGATGGAGGTGACGCATGGCGAAAACTTCCCAGAATGACGACACAGTGCGCCTGACTGTGCGCACTGTACCAGAACATGGCGACATGACGCGCTACCGTGCCGGGCTAGGCCCATTCGGGCGCGAGCCGGTAACTGTCGAGGCTTCGCTGGAGCAGGCTGAGAAGCTCAGGGCAGATCCTGTGCTGATCGTGACCGAGGCGGAGTGACGCCATGCCCTATGCCACGCCTGCCGATCTCGCGCTGCGCCACGGTGCGGATCGTCTGATCGAGCTGACCGACCGCGACCGCGACGGCTTCGGAGACGATCCGCAGATCGCGCAGGCGCTCCTGGACGCGAGCTACGAGATCGACGGCTATCTCGCCGCGCGCTACAAGCTGCCGCTCCCGACAGTGCCGCCGCTCCTTGCGCGCATTGCATGCGACATCGCGATCTACCGGCTGTTGTCATTGCGCCGCATGGGCGACATCGAGGATGCGCGCCGCCGCTACGAGGATGCGTGGCGACTGCTGGAAAACCTCGCCAAAGGAGTGGTGGCGCTGGGATTGCCTTCCGATCTGCCCGATCCGCAGCAGCCGCAGCCAAGCCTGGCCGCGGCCAGCGTAGGTAGCCCGCGTGTGATGGGCCGTGATGCGACGGGGGGCTACTGATGTTCCTTGCGATCGAAAGCGCGATTGTCGATCGGCTCAAGACGGCACTCGCGCCGCTGCCGGTCGATCCTCTGCCAAGTAGGGGCTACCGCTTCAGTCACGGCAAAGGGGCGGCGGTGGTGACGCTCACCGACATCGCGGCTGGTGGCGTGGAGGATGTGGGCGCGTCGGTGCAGGGTGCGGCAGTAACCATCGAAGTGGCGCTTTTTGCCCGCAGCTTGCGCGATGGCGCGGGGGTGTGGGACTTGTTTGAGGCGGCGCGTCGCGCATTGCACTCGTTCAAGCCCGCACCCGGCTGCACGCCGCTGAAGCTCTTGTCGGCCCGGCTGGCCGACGGCGAAGCCGACACTTGGGTGCTCATGACGCGCTGGCAGACGCTCGCGCCGATCGCGCCCGATTTGGAATACGACGGCGGGCCGCTGTTGACCCGCGTGACTTTTGAGGAGACATGACATGGCGATGTACACCTACCAAGGCCCGCTGACGAGCATGACGCTTGCCGATGGCCGTGACGTGATCCTGACCCCCGGTGGGCAGGTCGAGCTGCCAGACTGCGACGTGGTGGAGACGCTCAAGGCGCTGGGGCGGCTCGTCGAGCAGCCGCAGCAATCCAAGCCCAGCAAGGGAGGGAAGGAATGAGTCCGACCGAAGCCAAGGCCAGGCTCTTTGAAATAGAGCAGGAAAGCCGTGGGCATCTGGACACCCTGACGAAGGCCGCGCGCCTGGTGCGCGAGGCCGTTTTGGAAAACACCGGCATCAGCGCGCCGGACTTCGAGACCTACAACGCCGGACTGATGCTCGACAAGGTGGCCCTGCTCGCCGCCCAGGGCATCCGGGCGCGCGATGCGCTGCGCGCGCTGGCCGCCGAGCGCGACCGTCTGACTGCTTATCTGGAAACCCTGAAAGGAGAGTGACCCATGCCCGCCAACTTCCTGCACGGCGTCGAGACGATCGAGATCGACAAAGGCCCGCGCCCCATTCGTCAGGTCAAGACTGCCGTTGTTGGTCTTGTCGGCACCGCGCCAACCGGCCCGATCAACACCCCGACCATCGTGCTCTCGGAAAAGGACGCCGCCCAGTTCGGCTCCATCTCTGACGCCGCCAGCGCCGGGCACACCATCCCGCAGGCACTCGATGCGATCTTCGACCACGGCGCTGGCACGGTGATCGTGGTCAATGTGTTCGACCCAGCCATCCACACCGTCACCGGCGAATCTGGCAAGACGCCGATCGATGCGAGCCATATCATTGGTACAGTGACGTCTTCGGGCGTGCGCACGGGCATTAAGGCGCTCGAGGATACCTACTCGCTCTTCGGCTTCAACGCGAAGATTCTGATCGCGCCGGGCTATGCCACCTTGAACGCGGTGACCACCGAGCTGATCGCAATGGCCGACAAGCTGCGCGCAGTGGCGCTGATCGACGCACCGGCGGGGCTTACCGTGCAGCAGGCGATCCAGGGCCGAGGCCCATCTGGCACGATCAACTTCAACACCAGCAACCCGCGCGCGGTGCTGTGCTACCCGCACCTCAAGGTTTATGACCCGCGCACTAACAGCGAGCGGCTGGAGCCATTCTCTGCGCGGCTCGCGGGCGTCATGTGCAAGACCGACATGGAGCAGGGCTACTGGTGGTCGCCTTCGAACCATGAAATCAGCGGCATCGTCGGTGTGGAGCGGCCCATCACCGCGCGGGTCAATGACCCGAACTCTGAGGCCAATCTGCTCAACGAGGCGGGCATCGTGACGGTGTTCAACAGCTTCGGTACAGGTTACCGCGTCTGGGGCAATAGGTCGGCGGCATGGCCCAGCGTGAGCCATCCGAAGAACTTCATCAACGTCCGGCGCACCGCCGACGTGCTGCACGAGTCGGTCGAGTACGCGATGCTGCAATTCATTGACCGGCCCATCAACGATGCCTTGATCGACGACATCAAGGGCAGTGTCAATGCATTTATCCGCACGCTGGTCGGGCGCGGGGCGCTGATCGACGGAAGCTGCACCTACGACCCGGCGAAGAACCCGCCCACCGAGATCGCTGCCGGGCATCTCACCTTCGACCTGACCTTCATGCCGCCGACTCCGGCTGAGCGGATCAGCTTCGAGTCCTTCATCGACATCAACCTGCTGCGCGGCCTTGGTGTCCAGCAATAAGGAGTAGATCATGGCCAAGATCGAAATCCACCGCATCACCAACGCCAATGTCTATCTGGATGGCCAGAGCCTGCTTGGCCGCGCCGAAGAGGTGCAGCTACCGCAGATCAAGGCCAAGATGGTCGAACACAAGGCGCTCGGCATGGTCGGCACTATCGAGGCTTTTGCGGGCTTCGAGAAGCTGGAAGGCAAGATCAAATGGGCGAGTTTCTATGCCGATGTGCTGAAAAAAGTCGCCAACCCGTTCAAGGCCGTGCAGCTTCAGGTGCGCGGTTCGATGCCCATCATCGTAGGCGGCTCGGTCAACCGTGAAGCGCCCATCGTGGTGCTCCTCTCGGTGGTCTTCAAGAGCCTGCCGGGCGGAACTTATAAGCAGCACGAGAACGTGGAGTTGGAAACCGAATTCGTCGCCTACTACATGAAGCTCACCGTCGATGGTCAAGACGTAACCGAGATCGACGTGCTGGAGAACATCTATAAGGCCGGTGGTGTTTCGCTGCTCGATCAGTACAACGCCAATATCGGAGGGTAACGAATGAATAAGCATGACTTCACGCTCGCCGAAGGAACTGGCCGCGATCTGATTGAGGCGCAGCGCATCAGCGGCGGTGATCCGAACCAGTTGGCGCTGGCGCTAGCCGCACGCTTGGTGCGCGTTGATGGGAATCCGGTGCTCTATGAGGACTTCCTCGACTGGCCGCTTGCCGACGTGATGCGCGCGGTAGGCGAGGTGAACAAGATGCTGGGAAACGTCCTCTCCCCGACCGGGCAGGGCTGATCCACCTGGCCCATGTCACTGGCTGGGGTTATGGCGAGATCATGGCGATGCCTATTGCCGAACTTTCCGACTGGTGTCGCGAGGCGGTCGACTACTGGAACCGGATCAACGCCGCCGACCGTAGCGGCGAATGAACCGATCATGGAACGATCAAGATGACTCCCGCCGCGCAACTGTCGATCCTGCTCACGCTGAAAGACCTCGCCAGCGGGCCACTGTCGCGCTTTGGCGAAGTCTTGCAGCAGACATCGACCAAGCTGATCGCTGTGGGCGAGGTGGGACGCATCGCTGGCCGCGCGATGATGGACATGATGCGCGGGCCGGTAAAAGCATTTTCCGATGCCGAGGACGCGGCCACCAGGCTCAAGACCGTAATGATGGATGCTGCCGGTCAGGTTCCTCCCACCTTCCAGGCAGTGAGCGATCTGGCCACAGAGCTTGGCAACAAGCTGCCTGGCACGACCAAAGACTTCCAGAACATGATGGCCGCGCTCAAGGAGATGGGCGTCACTGACCAGGCCATTCTCGATGGTCTTGGCAAATCGGCGGCCTATCTTGGTGTTGCGCTCAAGATGCCTTACGAGGAGGCTGCTCGCTTTGCTGCCAAACTTGCCGAGGCATCCGGTGTTGCCGAAAAGGACATGATGTCCTTCCTCGACGTGATCGCACGCACGCGCAACCTTGGCGTACAGACCACCGAGATGGAATACGCCTTTGCGCGTGCTGCCGGTAAGCTGAAAGAGATGGGCATTCAGGGGCTTGAGGCAAGTCGCGAGCTGGCACCGCTTTACGCGATGCTGATCCGCACTGGCCTCTCCGGCGAAGTCGTAGGAACTGGCTTTTCCGCCGTGCTCACTGGCCTACAAAAGCTGGTCTATGACACCAGCAAGCACATGAATGAAGCGCGCGAAATATTGCGTCACTACCACATCACGCTCGACATCATTGATCGGCAGACCGGCAAGCTGAAAGGGCCGCGGCAACTGGTTGCAGAGCTTGAGAAGCTCAAGGTGCTGCCATCGCAAATGCGCTTTGACCTGATCAATAAGATTTTCGGGACAGGTCAAGACGCGCAGATGGTTGCAACGATGATCGAGAATGGTCTGGCCGGTTATCAGCAGATCGCTGACCAGATGGCGGCACAGGCTGACCTAAACACCAAGGTCGAGGAGCAACTGACAACGCTGAAAAACGTCTGGGACGCGGCATCCGGCACTTTTGAGAACGTGCTTGCGAAATTCGCAGGACTAATTGCGCCAGAACTCAAGCGCGCGCTCAATGCCTTCAACGATTTCTCTGAGTGGCTCGGCGATCTGATGGATCGCTATCCATTGATCTTCAAGTTGGTCGCCATCACGCTCGCTTTCGGCGGCGCGCTGGTGTTCGCGGGCGGGTCTCTGGCGCTGATGGCTGGCATGGCGATGAAGTTAGTCGGGCCGTTGATGACAATGGCGCGCTGGCTCGGCATCAACCGCGCGCTGGCGGCTAGTGGCGCGTTCCTGATCATCGCTCGCGAAATCGCTACCTCCGGCGCTCCACTCAAGGCGATGGGTTTGTATCTGGGAATGATCGCCGCGCAGGCTAAGGCGGCGGCATTAGCACTTGGCGGCACGCTCAAGGCAGCGCTGCTGTCGGCGGGCCGCGCCGTGCTGTGGCT